TGGCGTAAAGAAAACACCCCCGACAGGGTTTTAATCTGCCGAGGGTGTACCCAAACTATGAAACGATGAAACAAAACACACGCAACCAAAGTTGAATGCGTAAAAGAGCTAGACCATTCTAGCGGGTTTGTCAAGCCATCAGAACATTCCTGCCATCGCAGCACGATTAGCCGACGACATGGTTCCGCGAGCCTTGTTGGCGATTAGTGGTGGGCGAGTTGCCATTCCCATAGGTGGACGAGGGGCGTTATATCCTGATTGACCTCCCATGCGGTTGGGGGCTGACATGCCTTTTGGTGACATAAATCCAGTTGCTGCGATTTTTGATGCGAGTCCTTTTGGTAGGTTCATAATGTTGTGTTGTATTTTAGTGTTGGTTAATTTAGTACGGAGAGTAGTTCATCCAGCGTAGATATGCTTCCTGCGAGCTTCATCACATCATTCGAGGATTCTGCTTGGCGGAAGTCCCCAAAGAACTTCTCACGCTCATCGTGGATGAATTGTAGGATAGCGGCATATTCCTCGCGGTCACGGAGGGCTTCTACGGCTACTTGGATGGTTGGTTTCGGTATCGGTGTCATGGTTTACTTCTTTTTCATACCCATAGCAGACATGATGGATTGTGTGATTGTTGGTTTTGCTGTTGATTTTTCAATCTGAGAAAGGAGTTGGTTCGCCGCTTGAGTTTGCGCCTTGTCTGCTTTTGCGCTTGGATCTCCAGAGATAATGCGAGCCATGATTGTCTCTTTCATTGCTTGCGGGTTTTGAGCGTACTCAGTCCCAGCAAAGAACTTCTTCTGCGAGTCGTTAAGGTTGATGTCAATCTTTGGCTTGTTGTCACGCATCCATAGGCGCACAGCTTCGTTTTTAGCAACTGCCATCTTCTCTGTATCAGATAGCGATGAGTATGGATTGAGGATAATCTTTCCGTCTTCAGCAGCCATTCCTGCCACCTCTGGGCGAGACTTGAAAAACTTATTTTCAGACTCATACGGAGATCGCATGGAGTATCCGTAAATAGCAGTTGGAGCCGCTTGTTTAGGGGTAACTCCATAGGCTTGTGACAATAGGCCGGGCATTGTTACTTGCGCTTCTCTGCGCGTTTGATCTTGCGCTCCTGCTTGAGCATTTCCTTGGTAGGCTTCTTACCAGAACCAGAGGCGGCACGGATGTTGTCGTATAGCCCACGTTTGGACATGGAGCCATCCGCTCGTTTGATCATCTTGGCTTTCATGGATTATTTAATGACCTTTCGTTGGGTGGAGGACTGAGTTCCACGCTCTTTATTTGCACGGACACTTGCACCACGGGAAGATGCGGCGGGGTCTGGCCTTACGGTAATTTTACTTGTATTTTTTTGAGTTAAATAATTCACGGAAGGTTTAACATTATATTCTACTCTTCCGGCTGGGTTTTTATTTGGATCAAGTTGCATTCTCCTAGCCTCACCTTGAGCCTTTCTTGATGCACTTCTAAAATCAGCTGTAATAGTCCTGTATTTATGTGCTGGAGTTTTACTTTCTTTTGGAGCTTTGTCCACCCCAGTTCTTACGAGTCTATTTTTGTGTGCTTGATTTGACATATATTTAATTGGTTGATTGTTGATTACCCTTGTTCCATTCCTTGAGTTGTCACTCCGCCCATTTGTGCTGGGGCTGTGCCGATGCGACCAATCTCAGCGTTCTGCATTTGCTGAAGCTGGAACTGGTATTGCTCCATGTATTTCTGAAGCCTTGCCCCAAATGCCTCATCCTGCTGTGCGCGTTGCATGATGTCTGGTTGCTGGACATAGGCCTGGATCATCTGCATTGCCATCTGTGCGCCATTAGGCTGGGCAGGAACCTCGATACCAGCGAAGATCTTAGCAAGGTCGTCAGTAACATTCTTCTGAACCTTTTGTTGTGCCTCCTCTGCGGGTTGCAGGACATAGTCGGCAAAGATCGGATTGATACTTGTCGCGCCAAACTCAAGCAACTTGTTCACGTCCATTATGCCGTTGCGGTCGAGTTGCGACAGGGACACCATGTTTTTGAACTGGGTCTCTGCCGTCTCTGGGTCGCTTGACTGCGAGTCAAAGTTAACCACAATGCTAAAGTTTTCGTCGGGAGAACCCTTTGTCATGGTTTGTGGGTTGGGGTTGCCAGTAACTTGGAAGAACACCTCGTCCGGCCCCATGCGCTGATACAACTTCCACGCCATATTTAGAACATCGCGAACATGATCCAAGAACTTGGACACCACGAATTGCTGGCGTGAAGCAGAGATTGGGTTGGACATATCAAGACCAACGGAGCGATCTGCTTGTGCCGTCATGGACACTTCAACCTCAATAGAACCATTGTCGGCTGGAGGCGGTGGCCCCCATTGGATCTCACCAAGGCGGCGATACGGAACCCTTACTCCTGGCCCCCAATCAGAGGGAGGACGACCAGCCGGGTGCAACAATGGAGGGAGAGTAGCCAGAGAAGCACGATCAATACGAGAATCACGCTCGGTCTTGATTTGCATTTGCGCTCCACGGAGGATGTCCGAAAAGGTCTGGGTTTCGTACATGCGCTTCTGGTCGTTCGATAGGCGCGTAACCACAAAGGGGTAGTCGTCATAACCGTTAAGGAGTTCGTGTTTGGCGAAGCCTTCGGTGGTTGGGTGGAAGACCGTGCAATAGATGCCCTCAGAACCATCCTCTTCGTCAATCAAACGCTGGTAGCCATACACCACCATAACAAGGTCGTTGTCGTCCGTGATAGGCAAGCGGTCGATTGTCTTGAGTTTCTCACCGTCAAGGTACATGGAATCCTTCCCACGAAGCCGCTCGATAGCGTTCTCGACCCAACCGGCATCCCAGCCCTCGGAGGTTACCTTTTTCTCAAGCTCCTGAGATGTTAGGAATGTGCGCCAGAATACATACGGAGCGCGTTGAGGATCAGTCACATACGATGGGAAAAGAACCTCGCCATCGGGGGCGCATGAGTAAACTACTGGGCAATCTACCGATGTACGAGGGACAGAGACTTCAGCCAGACCCTTTTTGCGTAGATCCATAATGGCTTTTTTTGCACGCTTTGACGACAGGTCGGGGAATGCTGTCTGAAGCATACCGAATACCATCTCGTCATCAGCACCACTAACAATAAGTTCCGCTAGATCAGGGGAGACTTGTGCGATTTCCTCGATGGATACCTGTTGCAAATATGTCCTTTTTTCACGCTTCCATCCGACATATGACACCATCAACCCCTTCTCTAGCAGATAATTAGCACCCAATTCCATCTGTTGACGGAAGTTCGGGATATAAGACGAGCGCATCCATTTAAGGAACCCAGACACCATTGAGGCTCGGGGCATGGATGCCATTGAGGTTGGGAACGCCTTGATGTGGGAGCGCTGCAGAGCTTGGTCTAGAATGGCCACAAATGCGTCTATACGCTCTCCGACGACATTAACCTCAATATCACTCGCCCCCTGCCAAGGGAAGGCATTTGCGCCCTGTTTGCGGAGGTCGTCAGACTTGCCGGCCCAAAGGTTGCGGCGGTCATCATACGAGCGCAAGCAAGCCTCAAAGTACTCATCCAGGTCAATAAGGCACTTGTCGTAGGCATCAGCCAACGCCATGACATTAGGGCCGTCCTCGGCGTAAATCATCGACTCTTCTTGCTCTTCTGTTGGTGCGCTCATGATGGCATGTATTCGTAAAACTCTTCGCCTACTTCGGGGCGTATCATAACAACTTTTATAGGTTTGCCAACTAATTTGTGCGATACCCTGGGTGGAGCTTTAACTGGGACTGCTTCACCGTCCATTCGGACCATCACCCAGCTAGGGTTTGGGCATTTGCGGATCACTAGATAATCACCCTCATAGGTAGTGTTATCTTCAGATTCCACGGGCGAATCAAGGGTTTCTGGCTTAACCTTTGGCGGTCTGCCCCGCTTTGCTGCTTTCTTAGTTGGTGCTGTTTTCATGGTTTAGTTTAGATTTCATGTATCGAATCGCATGTTCAAGAGTCTCAATCTCCTCCGTGAGTCTAGGGGTTTTCCCATATTCTTCTATTTTTACCCTCTTGAGATACGCTTCCTTTAGGCAATCGATGATAAGCTCCTCGGCAACTATCGGTTTGTTTTGAGTCTTCATAGCTTGTTAGTAGCCTCCTGCTCCCTGTCTTGTAGCAAGATTTCGGGTTTCGTCAACATGATCTATTCCAGCAATAGCGGCGTAGCGCAGAACATCGACTGGATCTTTCCATGCTTCCTTCAAACCTCCGTCACCCGTGTATTCACTCAGGGCTTGGATAATGTTTTCACACTCTGAAGAGACATAGAAATGCGGTCGGTTGACCGAATCTGCAGGTCTAGTGGTATCCCATGACATCTTACCAATAAGTGCCTGTAGACCATCGTCGATGTCTAACCCTGGAGCTGGGATGCAAAC